ATTAAAGCTTGTGTTTGTGGTTGCAGCAACCGTGACGGACTGTCCAAGCGTGTAGCCGTGGGCCACGCTAGTCGTAATCGTAGCTACATTGCTTGTGCGCGCAACATTGGTAATGGTGCGGGTTGTGCCCGTCGGAATGTTACTCCATACGCCGTAATTGTTAGTGGCTGCGGTAATTCCCGCGTCAACAGCATACCCATATTGGCTAGTGATAGTTGAACCAGCGCCGATAGTAGCTTGAGCAGCATAAAAATGCGACAAGCCGCCAAGTGTAAAGGCCGCAGCAGCCGTAGAAGCTGACGTTGCAAACAATCGCGCTTCAACGGTCACATTTGACTGGATTTCGCCATTTGTCAGAGTGCCAAAACTAGTTGTTGCACCCGTAATGTCTTTAGACACGCTGAGAGTAGTTCCAGCGGAGGCTGAAGATGTTCCAATAGAAACGCCACCAGCGTTGTTAATCCTCATCCGCTCTGTCGGCGTTGCTGCGCCGTCAGCAGTCGTAAGGAACCTCAAATAAGTTGGCATATCATTGAGGCCGGGAGTGCCGTCAACCAAAGAGTCGATGCGCGCACCTTCAAGATAAGTAGCGCCGTCGTAGCCCCAGAACCCTTGGCTCCCAAGTACGTCACCAGAAGCAACAACTCCGCCAATGCGATTTTTAAAGAAATCTTGATAGGGGGGAACCGTGTCAGCGGTATTGCTGAAAAGGCCAAGATTGGTTGATCCAAACGGAGCAAGCGTTGCGCCAATAAGAACCTGACCCGTATTGTTTACAACAAACGGTGTGCTGTCTGGGTTCGCGCTATCTTCAACCAAAATAGCGTTACCGGCGCCAGTTTGCGTAACCCGCAAAGCAGCAGATGACGTATTAGCAACGATAGTTGCGCTCGACAAATTGGACGCAATGCCCGAAATAGGCGTTTGAACCGTTACTCCGCTCTGCACGAGTGGCACAATTTCAGTACCACTAAGCGGTACAGTGGCTGTAGGAAGTGCCGAAATCTTAATGTCAGCCATAGGCTTGCTCCAAAATAACTGCTTATTAAGCGTTCATTGGTTTGCAGTAAATCGAGCCGCCAGTGCTAACTTGAATGGCGCTGACCCGCCAGGGGGCACCTGTGCCTTGCGGCACAACAAACGAAACCGGCGTATTAGCAGGCAGCGGCGTAGAGCTAGTGGTAGCCGTGACATCTTCGCCAACTAAGATATGCGCCGGTGTGGTTGCCCACACAAGCACGACTTGCGGGCCTGCGGGCCACGTACCTGTAGAGCCAGCCGTGCCTGTATAAGCTACAGTTTTTGCCGGAAAAGTGTTGTCAGCACAGGGGTTAAGGAGTTCCATGGGGGGCCTCACGCCAAGAATTTGAGTTTGTAGAGCGTGCTCAAGTACAGCCCGACGATCTCGTCAATGATGTTCTGGAGCGCGCTATCGGATTTATCGACCACATCATAACGACTATCTTCGATTTCTTTCAGGCTGTCTTCCAGAAACTCAATGATATTGTTGGTCTTGCGGGCTGAGTGCAGCGCAATTGGACCAATTAAGCCATGACGACCCTGATAGGCTTCAGCAAATTTGTCAGCAAGATCGACAATGCCGTCATAAAAGCCATTCAAAGCCGAATGTTTGGCAAAACTACGCGTATTCAGATGGACTGAGTGGGCCACATCACGGGCAAGAAACATACAGCCAACAAATTCAGCGCATTTCATCGTCACATCCCCATTTGTGGAGGCGCCGGAGGTGCCATTTGCGGCTCCATTGGCATCTCCTGAGATTCAATCATACCACGAGGCTCCATAACTTCGCTAGAGGGCATACTGGCGATCAAATCGCCCGTATCGACCGCTGCTGCAATGGTTCCCATGACAATATCTTGGATTTGTTCGGGCGTCATGGACGCCTGAACCGCCGAAATACGCTTGGTTTCGGCGTCATATGCCTGAACTTCGGCCTTAAAGCTGTCAATCTGGAGCTTTTGAGCCTCAAAACCTTGCTGCATCTGCTGGATAGCATCAACAGTGCGGTTCAACTCTTGGGTCATGGCATCAATCTGCTGTTTGGCAGCGGCCATTTCCGGCGATTGGTCAGTGCCATCCATAACCTTCGGGTCAATAATCTTGGCAAAGCGTTTTGCCATTTCCTGCGCGCCTGGCCAATCCATGTTCTTGATAAACAGATCGCCTGCCACTGCCCAAAGCTGCGGGTTTGACTGAAGCAGCATCGACATGGCGTCCAAGGCTTCCTGACGCTTGGTCATGTAGCCCGGCCCCGTGGTGACGCACACGTCGTACACGCCTACCGACGGGTTATAAATCTTGTCGATTACGCCGCCGTTCTGGTCGCGGATTTCCTTGACGGGTTCGGGCTGCATGGGGTTGATCTTGACCATGCCAACTTCGCCGTCGAGGCCAACAATACGGGCCACACGTTCGGTGTCGTAAATCTTGGGGATCATATCGACAAGTTGGCGGGTGATGTGCCGGATAGCTCGCGAGAGGTTGTCAACGTAGTGATATGTACCTGTATCACCTTGTTTTTCACGAGCCAAAATGGCGCGGCCTGACCGTTCGTTGCTGGCCGCGCCAAGGCTACTGTCGTACTGACCCGTTGTTGATTTGATGTCGTCAGCCGCTCCCATCTTGGCCTGAATAAGTCCCGTTTGCGGGAGCGGAGGCGGGGCGCGTTGCGGGAGAGGAAGCACAGCACCAGCGCCATCGGTGACATCGGGGTTAACCTCTAAATACGGCCAGTTCGTCGTGTTGGCCGTCTTCCATTGCATTTCATAGCCTTCGAACTGACCGCCATAGCCAATGAAGGGCGCCTTGGGAGCCAGAGCCAGCATTTCGGCTTCTTGGCTAACCCAGTAATTGTACATGCGCTGGGCGTCCTTGGCGTTACGCACAAGGCCCGACACATAAAGCTGACCGTCAACCTCAAATTCGTTGCCGACCACGCGCACGACGGGTATATACTTGCCCGCCCAATCGCGTTCTTCCAGCACCTCAAAACCGTTAGTCTTGAGCCACTTAACTTTTTTACGGTTTACTTCGCGCGACCGCAGCGGCTTACCAAAGGTAAACTTCATCTGCTTGTCCAACGGCGAATTATTGAACGCCGTCAGATTGCCAGGGTACAGGTTCAGCGTCTCGCGCTTATGCTCATAGTAGAAATACTCCGCAATGCGGATCGTATCTTCTGAGAGCCACTGGCTTGTAGACTGATCGCCCACGCCTTGCGTCATCAGCGAGCTTATTGGTGCTGCATCAGGGAACAGGCGCTCATACTCTTTCTTGGTGATGTCTTCAGTAATGAAGCACCATTCAGCGTCTGACCCGCAAGGGTCTTGAATGGTAGGGTCCATGTAGACCGAAAACGAATTACGAATGCGCCCAATTTTCAGGTCTTGGTCGAAGCTGTCTTCGCGGGTGTACTCCGTCAGGATGCGGATGTACCCCTCACCGTAAGTAACCTGGTTGTCGCAAGCCGTGTCGTAGGCCACGTCAGCATCTGAGATGTACTCGATGTGGCGCACCATGCCATCAAACACTTCCGCAACCGCAATGTCGGCCTTGTCGTCGGCAGGGATGACCTTGCCTGTCGGGCGGTTCTGACGTTGTTCGTTCGTCACCTGACGGACGTGCTGGGGCAGCTTGTTGATGGTCAGGCATGGCCGCGCATTGATCGTCTGACCCTGCACCGAACCACGGGTCGCCAGCACGTCAGCGGGCCACTGCCATTGGTTGTCGGGCGAGCCCGCCATAAAACGCAAGTCGTCTAGTTCGTCTTCGCGGCTATCCGAATACGCAGACAACGCCATCGTAAACCGCGACCGCATGGTTGCAAGGCGGTCATGGTCGTCGGCTTCGGAAACCTTACCAGCGGCTTCTACATCGCTCGCAGCCATTACTTGCCTTTCTTAGCGGTTTTGGCCGATTGCTTAAACGCCTTAGCCGTCGGTGCGCCTTTAGCGCCGACCTTACGCATTTTTTCGCCGGAACCGGCGGCGATGCGCTCGCGTTTAGCGTGAATGTTAGCGTACAGACCGGGCTTTTTCATGGGCAGTTCCACCGTTTCATACTGGCTTTTGCGCGTTCGGCGTTCTTAGATTTAGCTACCACACCGCCCATGCGAGCGCAAAAAGATTTTTTGCGCCCTTCATCAGCTTTCGTCTTAGGGTTGGGCGCGGGCGCCTTCAGGTTAGACCCTGTTTCACGGTTGTACTTGGCCCGGCCTTTAGCGGTCAGACCTGCACCTTGTTTGGTCGGCAATTTCTCGCCGCGCCCAACAGCTAATGAGACGCCCTTTTTCGCCATCACTTGCCTTTCTTAGACATGCTACCCTTGGCTGTTGCCGCGCGCTTGGTCGCGTACGCGATGGCAACAGCCTGCTTGACGGGCTTACCCGCGGCCACTTCCGCTTTAATGTTTTTGCGGAAGGCGTCTTTGCTCGCAGACTTGACGAGAGGCATTGTCTATTACGCGCAGTGGATCAGCGCAAAATTCAACACTACCGCTTCAGACAGCGAACCGCCCGAAATGTTTCGCACCGTGATGGACGCGCTACCAACGCTTAGGCCAGACACCCAACAGTTGTACGCGCCTGCGGTAGCGCCAGCGGCCACGTTGAGGATGAGAATGTCGTTCACGCTGATAAGGCTATTGTTCAGCGTAAACGTCACGTTGGTGGCAGTTGCCAGCGATGCGTTGTTCATCGTGATCTGGCCAGCGGGCTTGTTCAGCGTTACAGCCGTTGACTTGCTGGTTGCCTGCGTAACCGTGCCCTGCCCTGTGGTGGTGTAGCCAAGCTGCGCGTCAACCAAAACGATATCGGCCCCGTTAATGTTTTGGTCTTCAAACGCAACACCGATTGATTTCGTGTTAGCCATGACCTATGCTCCCATCCAAGAAGTTGCTATTCCTGCCGCAGAGTATCCCTTTCTAGGGTTGCGGTCAATTGTCTCGCGGTGGGCCACCGGAAACGCAAACGTCACCGCGATGGCGTCCGCTGCGTCTGGCGAAGCCAGCCCCCGCGACTTCATGTCCTTCTTACTTTCCAAGAAGATCGTCCCCTTACTGTCGGGCTTCATCATGGGCCCCGTCAGGTCGTTCTTCAGAAACCTATCCTTTGGGATGGCCGCGCTCTTCAGCCACTCGCGCATCTCACCCCACATCTCCGCACGCTTGTTCCCCCACATGAGCGGGTTTTTGCTCTTCGTCCCGAAGTTCACGCCCCTGATCTTGTAGCGCTGCTCCTTGAGCCGGTCTACGACGCCCGCCCCCAGCCCGCCCTCGTCCACGACCACCAGCGCAGGCTTGTATTCTTCAATAGCCTCAATGACGCGCCCCACGACTTCCATCGTGTCGTCGCCCTTATACTTTTTGATAGCCACGATGTCGCGCCCCTGCCGGACGGCGATGACCGTGCTGTCCGATCCGAACCGCGCCGGGTCCACGCCGACTACGATGGGCGCCGTCTGGTCCTTCCAGCGCGGGCGGTCCATAGCCTCGTCCACAATCCGCGACCCAATGAACTGGTCATCCGACGCGTTTGGAAACTCGCCGTAGACTTCCACATGCGCCTGGCTGCTGTCTGACCCATACTCGTCAATAATCTGCTGGTAGACCTGTTTGTCGGTCCCCTCGACCGACCGCGCGTCCACAATCTTGTTGCGCCAGAACTCCCGTTTGGAGTTGAAGCACTCGTAGAAGTACCCGCTGTTACGGCGTGGGTTGGAGAACGCCAGCCAGAAGCGATTGGGCGTATTTTCCGTAAAGAAGCCCGCTGCCACCGACCAGATGGCGTCGTCAATACCCGACGCTTCGTCGAACACCAGCATCACACCCGCAAAGTTGTGCACCCCCGCGTAGGCGTCCGGGTTCTCAGCCGACCACAGCCGCCCCTCCACGCCCCAGTAGCGCGTGCCCATCTTCAGGTCTTTTTCCACAATATCCGTTAGCCACTTGGCGGGCATGAGGCGGGTGGCGCTCACCTCAAACCAGTGGGTGTTGAGGGACATGGACAGCCACTTGGTTATTTCCGCCCATGTGACCGAGCGCAACTGCGCTTCCGAGTTGGCCGACACGATGGTCGTGGACCCGATGCGGGTCGATAGCATCCAGATGACTAGCCACGACACCAGCGCAGACTTGCCAATGCCACGTCCAGAGGATGTAGCCATTCGAAAGGTGTCAAAATCCAGCTTTCCATTGTTGGCCTTTATGTGGTCGGCAAGCTGTTGCAGCACCTCCCGCTGCCACTTGCGCGGGCCTTGGAAGTGTTCAAGCGGCGTCCCCGTTTGCCCCCACGGGAACGTGTACAGGACGAACTTCAACGGGTCGTCCTTCAAGCTGGGCATCCACAGCCGCGCCATCAACTCCATTTCGTCCTGTGCCGAATAGATGGGTGCTTGCACGGTTGTTATCCTCTAGCTGTTCAACAACACTAAACGCCCCTTCAATGACGCGCTGTTGCGCCAGTTCCAAAGCGTGTTTGACCGAGATGGTCTGGTCGATGTTTACATCAATTGCCGTCTTGGCCGTCCAGCCATGCGCGTGCTTCAGGATTTCCAGCGCCGCCTTGGCGTCGCCCTGACGCGCGGCGTCATGCAAAATACCGGAGACTTCCATCTCCCCGTCAGCGCGTCCCTTCTGTTCGGCCAAATCAGCCAATGGGTCAAATTGGCAAAGTTGGCGGTACTCTGAAGGTAGCAACCCCGCCGCCAGCGCCAGCGCGTCACCCTTCAAGCCGTTACGCGCAGCCGCATAGATTGCGTCCAAGCGCGCCTCTGTGGCCTGCAATTTACGTGGTGCGTTGGGTAGTGAGTGCCAAGTCATGCGCCCACTATAACCTGCGTTGTTGCCGAGTGCAAAAGATTGTTTGCGAGGCGTTGATTTTAAAAAATAAAAAAATTTGTGCGTAATCCCTTCGTGACCGGTGCCGCCCCCCGGCCGGGCCCCCCCCATGCCCCGGCCATAGTGCAATGCGGCATAAAGTTTACTGGCAAACGGTTTATATGTGAACAGTTTGCTGGCAAACGGTTTACGCGTAAATCATTGGCAATTTGGGCAACCAAAAAACAGATTGCCCAAATTGCCAATGATTGCGCGCCAGTGCTCAAAACATAGGAATAAAAGCTTTGGGCAATTTGGGCAATATTGGCAATCGTTTTTCAGTCGGCGTCGGTCGAATTGTGGCAGCCCCAATTTTCCATCTGTAACAGGTTATGTTACATTATTTAGATTTTTAAAATAAAGAATATATAATGACAATAATACCTAAAAGCCCCGCTTTTCATTGCCGCGCAGGCACTTTTTGATTGGCAATCTTGCCCTGTCGCCATAGCCAAACCACCGCCAAAAACCCCGCCAAACTGCCCAAAACCTGTAACACAAATAGAAACAAAAAAGTATTGCCATTTTGTTTCAATCGCAAAACGCGCCGCCCGCAGGCACAGGGGAAATGAGGACCAAAACATGGCAAAGCTAGTCGCCCGCACTGTCACCAAAACCATCGGTTGCCCGCAACTTTCGCTGTATCAGGGCAATGGCTATTGGTACTTCATTTTTGATGATGTTGCCCGCAACATTCACGAAAGTCACAGCGTTTACACGATGCGGCTCAATGACATGCCGCTCGATAGGTGGGTTGATATTGGGCGCACGTTTGCAGAACGCGTCGGGCTCAACGGGGGGAAATGACATGCAAAATCTGATCGAAGCAAGTTTGGCAACGCTTTGCTTCTTATTCGTTGGCGCGATTGTCGCCATCTCATTCATCTAAACGGGGAGAAACGGTTATGATTACACCATCCAGCTTTGCAGCTTCTTACAAAAACGATCCGGCAAAAAAAGGTCAGCTTGTCTAACCTATTGCAGAAAGGGCGCCCTACGGGGCGCCTCATTGTGCAATCGGGCACGCTAACAAGGGGAACGGCTATGACACTTGAGCAAATCGACAATTCAATTTTCTGGCAGGAACATGTGCGCGACAACACGCGCGATCCGGCCCAGCGCGCGCGCTGCAACGCTGCAATCGAGAAGCTTATGGCGCAGCGAATGGAGATCAAACGCGCGCTAGATGAACACGCGATCGATCGCGGGGCGCGGGAACATGCGGCTTGGTATGATACAAGCGCGGAACTGGCATAATCAAAACTAGCGGGCCAGAAGCCCGCTATTTTTTTTACAAAAATGCAAAATAAAGCTTTACAAGCCCAAATCATCTGTTATTTTAACATTATCGAAACGCAAGCAAGGGGCACACGATGATTGCTTATCTCACAAAAAACCCGCTTCCGAACGCAACATACAAGTTTATCCTTCGCGTTGTGGCGCAACCCTGCAACGGCCTGGAATTGCAGAACGCAGAAATTGTCCCGGCCTCAAGCAAAAAGACAGCCCGCGCAATCTGCAAACACCGCAACATTACACCTTGGAATTTCTAACCGGAACGGGGGCGCAAGCCCCCAAGCCTTCGCTCAACTCAACTAAGGGGACTGACAATGACTGACTACAATGGCTGGACTAATTACGCCACCTGGCGCGTCAATCTTGAAGTTTTTGACGGCATGGACCCGCGCGACATGGACTGGCACCGTCTGGACAAGTTCGACTTAGCCGACTGCATAAAAGAATACGCCAACGAAATTTTAGAAATGGACGTGAAAGAAGGTTTGGCGCTGGACTACGCGCGCGCGTTCATCTCAGACGTTAACTGGCAAGAAATAGCCCATTACATGATCGTGGCTTATGCCGACGAAGACGAAACAGAGGAGGCGTGAACCATGACAACGCAACGCCCCGACACTCCCGCAACGCCCCGCGCTGAGCCGTGCTGGCACGTCAACCCCGCGCTGTGGTCGTACTTTTGCGACCAAGTGCCCCGCGACCATGGCCCATCATTCATTTGGTCTGAGGCCGACGTGGTGCAATGGCTAGACGAAACCGACTACGCCAAACGCCGAAACGCCGCCTACCGCATGTTCGACGGTATCTTGCACGCCAATGAGCGCGCGCTACTGCCGCCCCGGTAAGCCATGACAGACCAAGAGTTCAACAACCTCATAATCAGCGCAACAATCAAGGTGCTGATTGTTATTCTGTTAACATATGCAATCTGGAGGGCATGACATGAAAACCAAAATGAAAATTCAAACCAAGTGGATTAAAGACGAACAGACCAAACACAAGCGGGAGATGCACAACCCGCAAAGCACCGACGGCGAGCGCGCCATAGCCTATGGGCTTTGGTTGGCGCGCCGCGACGGCCACGACCTGCCCGACGACGCGGTAAACTATGCGACGATTTATTGGGATAGGGTTGCGGGCAAAAAGCGCGCGAAAGCTATTAAGTTTTTCGGGCCTTGCGCTGGCGTGGCGTTCATGTTCCCGCACTGGGACTATATCGAGCGCGGCGCCGTGCAACTGCCCGACGCACCGGAGGGCTCTCCATGCTGATAAGCCCGATACAGACAACCAAACACGCCGACCAAACGCGCACCGTGACCTACTTCGGCCACCAGGTCGGCCACTATAGCCCGGTCCGATACCTGAAAAGCCGTGAGCGCGGCTGGCGCTATGTGAGCGTGCACGGGCAACTGGGTTACGCGTCCAGCGAGCGGGCGGCGCAGCGCGCCCTGATGGAGTGCTACCATTGACCGGCGTCAACGATAACACGCTAACGGCTGAAGGGTTGCTCGCCCACTACAAGCGCGTACTAGCCCGCACCCGCGACCGCCCGCTGGTGCCACCCGTGCCGGTCGTGACATGCCCGCCACGCCCTGCGCCGCTGCCGCCCAAGCGGGTTGTGGCCCTGCCGCCGCCCCCGCCGCCGCGCGACGCAACGCCGGACGCGCTGGCAAGCACGGGCGTACCGAACGCGCGCGGCGCCCGCCGGACTGTCGCGCCGATCTTGGTCAAGCACGGGCTAGTTTGGGCGGACATTATACGCGACGACCGGCGGCAGGAGCTCGTGCTTGTCCGGCGGGAAGTCTACTACGCCCTGCGCGGGCTAGGCTGGAGTTATCCGATCATCGCGCAGCTATGCGAGCGCGATCATTCATCCGTTCACTACGCCGTCCAGAAATGGGCGGAACATCTAACCAAGCAAGCAACAGGAGAGTAAAAGCATGACGAACATCAACGATACCTTGAATGAGCGCGCCAACACGCACGGCGACTACCGCGAGCAAGCCGCCTTCGCGCAGCACCTCAAGCGCATGATGCGCGCCGGACGTAACTGGGAACGGCTGGACCTGACCCAAGCGCAGAGCCTTGAAGCCTTCGCGGACAAGATCAGCCGTGTGCTGTGCGGCAACGCTAACGAGCCGGACCACTGGCGCGATGTGGCGGGCTACGCGCAATTGATCGTGCGGGAACTGGAGCCGCTGCAAGGCGGGGTAAAGGCGCCGGTAGGCGTTAGCATCAAGCCGCAGACGGGCGACGCGCCGCTGAACGTGCCGTCATTCATCTTGCGTGACATGGAGCGCGATATGGCCGACGTGACCAAGCCCAAAGGTGCCGAATGATCGAAATGATCATTAAATTTTTTTGCCTCATATGGGACGCGAATAATGAGCAACGTAAAAGAAAACCTTGAAGTTCTCGCAATCATTGACGAACTGCGCGAGGAAGTGCGCCAGTTGAGAGCGGCGCTGCTGCCGCCGGTCAATCCGTTCTATGGCAAGCTGGGGCTCTCGCCCCAACTTGCTGCCTTGCTTAATGCGTTCTACCTGCACAACGATATGCCGCAGGTCCGGCTTGACGTTGTGATCTCGCACCACACCTGGGGACGCCGCTGCGACGATCCCGCCGTGTCGCCCACACGCGGGCGCGTCGCGGTGTGCAAGCTGCGCGCGGCCCTGCAACCCTACGGCGTAGAAATAGACCTGGTGCGCGGCATGGGCTACCGGCTGGATGCGGCGAACAAGGCGAAGCTGACGGCGTTACTGGAGGGGCTGACATGACCGGCAAAGAGATGTGGGCCCGCTGTGGCGACTGTGAGCATAGATGGATCGCTGTGCATCTGCCCATGACGATTGAAAAAGTCGCGGCAATCATGAAACGGCTGATCTGCCCCCAGTGCGCGAAGGCTGGCAAAATTTATGTGTGTGAGGCCGCGACACAAGCTACGCATGTTTCTGTTGGCAGCGGTGGCGGCTCTGGTCTTATTAAGACCGGCGGTGGGTCCATACGCGGCCACATTACTATCCCTGCGGGTGGGCCTAAAGGATGGGCGGGAGAAGCGAAATGACCGACGATCTTGTGAAGCGGCTGCGCGGTGAAGATTGCGCAAATTGCGTACAAGGCATGTGCGTGTGTGACATTGTAGAACATGCCGCCGACCGCATTGAGGCTCTGGAAGCGGCGCTGCGGGAGATTGCTCAACCGCAATGCAATGGTGCTGCTGGTCCAGACCTTCACACTTGCATTGTTATTGCCCGCGCTGCACTTGAAGGGGAGAAGAAAGATGTCTGAAGTTCTGTTGGCTGACCTTAAAGAATGGGCAGAAAGCTATGACGCCGTGGAGATTGGCGCTGACGGTGTTTTGTATATGGCCATCCACCACATTGAGAAACTGATTGAGCGCAACAAGCAACTGGAAGCGGCGCTGCGAGTGGCTGCTGGATACATTAGCACGAAGGAAGGCCACACAGATCAGCATCCGGAGGATGTTTATGACTGGATTGTTAGCGCTGCACTAGGGGAGAAGAAAGATGGCTGACGCGATCAAAGAGGCGGTCAAAGACATTCAATTTTATTTAGACCGGATTGGGAAATTGACTAGCCGCAATAAGGAACTGGAAGCGGCGCTGCGTGAAATCGTGGCGATGACGCCTGATCCTGAGTTTGGAACACCACCAATTGGGAGCGCAATCAAGGTCGCCCGCGCCGCACTAGGGGAGGCGAAGGATGGCTGAGGAGCAGGACGATTTGACGCTTGTCTATATGTGGGCTTTCAAACAGGGCGAGAAAAGCGCGGCGAAGCGCATTGCTGAACTGGAAGCGGCGCTGCGTGAGATTGCGGAGACGCCTGACCACTACACGCCGCACATGGTTCGCACTCATGCCCGCGCCACACTAGGGGAGAGACAAGATGGATGATCTTGTGACCCGACTGCGAGAGGCGGCGCAATGGCAGTTTAAGACAGAACCGGCGCTCTACGGCGAAGCCGCCGACCGCATCGAAGAGCAGGGGGTAATAATCGAATGGATGGAACATCTAGAGCCGCGACTGGTTGAAATGATCCTCGCGGCGGTCGAAGCGGAGAAAAAAGATGTCTGACGAAATTGAAGACGCACCTGTTTTGTTTGCTGTTGGTTTTGAGGGCGCTTTGCTTGGCGTAGGCCGTCAATTCAATTCTGACGTAGCTGTTTACGACTACTCCAAATGCGTCAGCATATTGATGGAAGAGCAAGACTTTTCCTACGAAGATGCTGTGGAGTGGATGGAGTACAATGTAGTTGGTGCATATGTCGGGAAAACCACCCCGATATTTTTGATGGATCAAGAGTATTATCAAGAAGTTGTAGATGCGGAGAAAAAAGATGCTGCAACTTGACCCACCTCTGCCCGTCAACACTCCCAAGGGCGCGGCGCTGGCGCATGTGTTGATCGACTACGGTGCCGAACACGACCTTGTGTGGGTGTGTTTTCAAGCTAATGGCGAGTGCTGGTGCTGGCGCAATCAAGATATTCGTGCCACAACCAACACGACCTTCGGTCGCCGCGTGCCAAAAGATGACCCGCTGCGCGACATGAGGGTTTGATAAGCCTCTGAGACTAACCCCCGCCGGATTGGTACACGGCGGGGGTTTTTCTTTATGCGCTCTTCAGATTAACGATCTTCGGCGCTGTTGGTTCCTCAACCATGCGGCGCAAGTCTGACTTGGTATAGCGTTCCGCTATGTCAGGCGCGGCGTAGACGTGCTTCTTGGTGCTATGTTCAGCCGATGCCAAGCGTCCAACGTCAACCCAGCCAGCCTCCTTGAGCGCGTGCAGGAGCGCGGCCTGTGGAACCTTGACGCCTGACGGCGCGGCTGACGCCACACGGTCGCACAACGCGTAGAACGGCGAGGCAATCACGCCTCTGGCAAACTCGCCCGTGCGGGCGCGGATCATGTCAACCAAGAAACTCTCGGCAATGCTCATGCCATGCTCGACAAGGTTCATCTTGAACTCTGTCAGCGGCGGCGCTGCGGCAGGATTGAACGCGCTCACGTCGCGCTCCAACAGCCACCGGCCAATGGTCGCAAAGCCGCCCGCTTGGTACCATTTCCAAATGGCCAACGCCTTGGCAGGGTTCATGCGCGGCGCCTTTGACCAGACGCAGAACCAACGGCGGTCTTGCGAGGGTATCGTGATCGGCACCGGATCATTGGTGAACGCCAGCACGAACGCGCGGTTGACCATATCGTATGGGTGCAAGCCCTTGCGGTTGACCGTCAGCATCTCAGGCGGCGCGGCAATGATGGGCTTCAACTTGTTAGCCAGCGCGCGGCGCTCCTTGGCTTCCGGCTCCTTCAACTCATTCAGAATGATAATCTCGCTTTCAAGCGCGTACCCCCATTGACCGCCCAAGCTGTCATTGTCGATCAGACCACGGTTCTTGAGGTGCGGGCCGCAGACCGCCCAAATGAACGGCGCCCACATCGTATCCTTGCCGGAACCCTCATCGCCGCCGTGCAGCACGGCGTGGTTGATCTTGATTTCTGGGTGCTGGACCTTAAAGGCCATCATGTCGAGGATATGCTCCAACTCAACAGCTTCGGGCACCAGCACACGGCAATGCTCTAGCCATGCGTCAACAGAGCCTTCGGTCGGCGCGGCGCTCACGTCAGGCCGCGCGTCACGCCAGCGGTTGCCGTAAACCTCGCCGTCGCGCGCCACCAGCACGCTCTCGCCCGCAGCGTAGGTGATACCCTGCAAGACGCGCGCGTTCATGGTCTGGCGGTTCTCGTCAAAGCAAACGCTCGCCTCAATGCGCCGCCCGTTATGGATCGACTGACACGCAACGTGACGGAACACCGCGTTGAAGCTGGAGCGGCTGATCTCCTTGCGGTCGATCAAATCGAAATAGGCATCATCCTCGACAACATAGGCGAAACGGTCGTACCAACCCGCCTTGTCGATCCGGCCCATCTCCTTGCGCTCGACTTCCGCGATGATCTTGGCGGCATTGTCGGTAAACATATCAGTCGGCGTCAGCTTTTCCTCAATGATGGCCATATGTTCAGCCAGCAACTCCTCACGCAATCCTGGCACGACACGGGGACCGCCATTGTCGCAGACCCATTTGAGAAATGTCTTGCTGTCCAGATGCTCGCAATGGCCGTGATAACAGCAGAACGAACGGTCCAACGGCTTGTAGCGCGCGGAAATCTGGCCGTCGGTATGCTCGGCATTGTTCGGGCACACGACCGCCAACCAACCCTCGTTGTTGACGCCTGACAGCACCAGCCCTTGCTCGTTCATCCACTCCAGCACGCTGTCCTTGCCGGTGTCGCGCAGCTTGAACGAGACGCCGCGCGCCGTGTCGGCTTCGGCTGGTGTGACGCCAAGCGCCTCGCAGATTTGCGGCAGCGTGAACTCACGCTCTGGATGGAACTCGACCAAGCGCGACGCGAAGCTATCGCGACCGGGCTTGAGATTGATAGAGCCGGGGATGCGAAAGTTACGCACCGCATTGGTCGCGCCGGGGTCCGTGTAGCCAGCATCAGCGATGGCCTTGATGGCAGCGGTAAACTCGCCCTTGGTCGGCTGGTCGCTGAAGCCGTAGCCCCACTGGAACGAACCTTCGCTGGTCTCCATGATCCATGTCGGCGGCAGCGGCGGCACCTTGGATTTGGTGCCCACGTCATCCAGCATCATGCAGAGGACGTATTCGCAATTGACGGCGCTAGCGCTCGGCTTGCCGTCAATGAAACGGTCAACGATAAAAGAACCCGTGTTGGCGTACCATGCCGTGTCAGCCTTGCGGCGGCGGTCTGGAAGCTGCGCGGGCCAAGTATACTTCGGTGTGCCGTCAGCGTGCAGCGCGGGCTTGTCGCCGCTCATGATCGGCTTCTGGCGCACGATCAACAGCGTCTCGCCTTTTGGTGCAAGCGCTTGCAGATACTCTACAAAATCCATGGTGTTCCCCCTTATTTGCCATAACGTGTCATCGTATGCACTTCGATGTTCAACGGCAGACCTTCACCCCAAGGCGGCGTTGAACACATAATGCGACGCATCGCATCTGCCGCCCGCTCAGGGTCGGCGTCCTCCAGAACAATTTCGTCGTGAACATGCAGCACGGGGCTAAACCCTTCGGCGTCCAGCATCCGCAGCGAGTAGCGCAACAAATCATTGGCCGTCGCTTGCGTGACATTCTCGCACGCCAACCCACGCCAGAGCCGCGCACGGGGCCATTCCTTAGCATCAGCCGCAGGTTTCCAAGACGCCTTAGCGTAGGTCACGCCATCGGGCTCAAGTTTTGCGAAGGGATAGCACAGGATACGACCAGAAGGCAGAGCATACCAAAGGTGCGTTCCATCAAACAAGTATGTAATGCGACCGGCGGTAAATTCGTGGCCTTTATTTCGCATCGCGCGGGTATAAGCTGTTTCTATATCTTGCCAGAATGGAACAGCCCAAGCGTTTGCGGTGCGCCAGCCGTTAACCATTCGTTTGGCTTCGCTCTCAGGCATAGACAGACCATAAATGCGGCCCATAGATGCGAACGCACCCACGCCACCGGCAAAGCCACATGCAAGCTCCTGCACCTTGCCAACCTGGCGCTGGTCGCCTGTCACATCGTCAACCGCCACGCGGAATGTTGCGGATGCGTTCACCTTGTAAACGTCGCCGCCTTCGCGGAAGATGCTCAGCTTGTCTTCGCCGCGCTTGGACAACCACGGATTGACGCGCGCTTCAATCGCGGCCCAGTCAGCCACAATCAGGTGCTTGCCGTCGGCGGGCAACAGCGCAGGGCGCAGCATAGACTTGAGAACGTCCGTCACGCGCTTGCCGTAGGTCGGCACGATCTTGTGCCCGCGCACCATAGCGTTGCGGACTAGTTCAGGTTCTTTCGCGCATTTGCGAGGAAAATTGTGGACCTGCAACCCGTAGCTTGATGCACGTCCAGTAGCAGAGCCTCCAGCAAACACAAACGCTCCTCGTACACGGCGATCATCTTCGTCAGCAAGAGCGTCTGCCCGCTGAAACTTGGCAACGCTTGACGCCCAAAGGTCGTCGGCGCACTGTATGACATCAGCGACATGGGGCGGCACTTCGTACGGGTTTTCTTCTGCGAAGACGAGAAGGTTGGCACGGGTGTTTTTGTCAATCGAGTATTTCTTCTCGCCATCTTTCCACGTCTCCATAAGCTTGAGCGCCTGCGGTCCGACACGATCAACAACCCACTGCCGCATCTTGGGGCTACGCACGCTGGTGATCTCGCCTTGCGTGACTTCCTCAACCGTCTGTTCAATCTCTTCCAATTCGACGCTGGCGTACTCGACCGCAGCGCGGCACAGGTCGGTGTCAACTCGCACGCCACGGTCATTGATGCGCTCGTTGACGTGATAGTCGGCAAGCTCTTCGTCGCTCAGATCACGCATGGCGCTGCTGATAGCGCGCATGGCGCGCACGTCTTGCTCGCAATAGGCGACCATCTCATGCATAAGTATGGCGTCCTCACGGAAGCCACCATCAGCCTGCGGGATCGACAGCAGACGGATCAACTGCCCGCCGCGATGGTCCTTCTTCATAGACGCGCCAGCAAACCGACCCACGTCCTCCAGCGAGCCAGGCGCGCAATTGGCGCGGGCTTGTGTGGCCGTGCAATAGAACTGCTCCAGCTTAGGCTCTGGCAGATCGTATTCGGGGCACAGCACATACCAGAACATCAACCGTTCAAACGCCGCGTTGTGCGCGCGGATTTGGCCGGTGTGCTGCGCGACGCGCTGCGGAAACGGCTGGTCAGGCGTCCAAGTGACGACATCCTCGTCATCGAACGCATAGGACATACACAAGACCGCCGTTGAACGGTCCTGCGCGTAATTGTAGACGCCACGCGACGGCAGGTCACACCGACTGCGGGTCTCGAAATCGAGCCAAAGGATTGTCATTGCAGCACCAAAAAATAGCTATGGTAGATACGCGCATGTTTTTGCGTACCAACGCGGTTTGGTGACGGTAGACGATGGTTTGCTGTAAGCACAAACAAATCTTTTAAGCGAAAATTAAATTCCGCTGCCCAATTTACCACGTTTATGTGTGTGCAATGCAAACGGTGATTGTGAACGATATCTTGGCATTTGAACACCATAATGCCTTTAGATGCTAACACGCGGCGTGTTTCGCGAAGCGTTGCCCTATAGTGAGCTTCTAATTCATCATAGCGCCAATAGCCTGAAAAACGCTTGGCCATAATCATTTTGCCGTTGCCGCCGCGCCCTTCGCGAACGTAAGTTAAAAACGGGGGGTCAAACACAACGCTTTGCATTGATTTATCATCTAATGGCAAAGCATCGCTAGACGCTTTAACCACGTCAGCGCGTTGCGGGTCTATGTCAAACTTGTGTTGTGGTTCATCTAAGTCTTTCCAAAATACGCCATTACCATAAGTAATGTCGCACATAAAACCGTCGGGACAATGCAACGCTTTTATAGCGCGCAAAATATCAGATTGATCCGTGTAAACAGATTTTAAAACTGTCATGGTATACCCCTGTTACTCGCGGGCGACGACAAGGGGACCAGCCGCCGCCCGCTTTCACACTCCCTTACGCGCTGCGACGACGACGACGCGGTTCAGTGGGAGCTTCCTCTGGAGCAGCGGGAGGGGCGTCGGCTGCTTCAGCGCCGCCATCCATGCTCACCCATTCGATTATCTCGAACACGGGCGTATAGATGCGGCCATAGGACTTGTGATTGTAATGCTCTTTTTTGAGTTTTACAATCGGCACAGGCTTGGATTGGTCCTTCTCCACCTGCGTCGCAATAGCGAGCGCCAGAGCTTGAACCGCACGCTTACCGCCGACCGAAGTCACCGAATAGCGCGCTTCCATATCCTTGTCTTCGCCAGTCATGCACTTCAGCGACATGCCGACCTGCGTTTCCCAACCGCGCTTTGCCTGCGGCGGGGCAGGATCAAGTTCAGGCAACGGCGAGGACACCGGAACCATCTTCTCACCAAGCACTTCGCC